CACAATCGATAATTGATGTTATACTTTCCAAGTATTTCGATAATCAATACTTTAAATTGATTATGCAAATGATTAAAGAGTATTATGAGAAATACCAAACAGTCCCCTCATTTGATACTTTGGAACAGGTCACACATTTGGAAGTCACCTCAGAGATGGCTAAAAAATATGTGATGGACATGTTGAAAGAAATAAAGGAAGTCTCATTTGAAGATCATCTTTTTATTAAGGAAAAATCTGTAAAATTCTGTAAACAACAAGAACTCAAAAAAGCTATTAGAAAGGTCGAAAAGATTATGGAGAATGGTGATTTTGAAAGTTATGACAAATGTGAGGAATATATTAGAGAAGCTATCAGTATAGGTGAAGGAGATAATGGTAGTTTAGAAGTTTTCCACAATTTAGAAGAGGTTTTGAAGGATGATTTTAGAGATCCGATACCTACTGGTATTTCTGGGTTGGATAACCTTTTAAATGGTGGGTTAGCTAAAGGTGAAATTGGTGTTATATTAGCACCAACTGGTGTGGGTAAAACCACGGTTTTGACTAGATTCGCTAATACCGCTTTTAATATGGGTTACAATGTCCTACAGATTTTTTTCGAAGACAACCCCAAAGTAATTCAAAGAAAACATTTTACGTGTTGGACTGGTATACCATCAGATAAATTATCTGACAATAAGAAAATAGTTTTAACTAAAGCTGACGAAATGAAAAAAAGTGGTGGTAAGTTAATCCTTAAAAAATTAGCGTCTGATGAGTTTACAATTACACAGATTAAAAACCAAATACGTAAGATAATATCTGAGGGGACAAAAATAGATATTGTATTATTGGACTACATTGATTGTGTAGTACCAGAAAGAAGTTTCGACGACGAGTGGAAAGGTGAAGGGTCGGTTATGAGGAAGTTTGAAGCTATGTGTCACGAGTTAGACTTGGTTGGTTGGACCGCTACACAAGGTAACAGATCTTCTATATCCTCTGAAGTTGTAACCACAGACCAAATGGGTGGTTCAATTAAAAAAGCTCAAGTAGGTCACGTGATAATATCAATAGCTAAGACTTTACAACAGAAAGAAATGGGGTTAGCTACTATCGCTATAACCAAATCTAGAGTCGGTAAAGACGGAGTTATATTTGAAAACTGTACATTTAACAACGCGACGTTGGAGATTGACACCCAATCATCGCAAACGTTCTTAGGTTTCGAAGAAGAAAAAACAAATAGAAACCAAAAAAGAGTTTTGGACGCTTTAGAAAAAAGGAACAAAATGTTAAATCAATAATTAAAAATTAATTTATTATACTATGAATAAAACTACTAACAATATTAGTAACGGCAAACTTTTCGCTGAAAGAATCGCGTACAAACCTTTTGAATACCCCGAGTATTATACTGAAGGTTGGTTACCACAAGCACAAGCTTTTTGGTTACACACAGAAATATCAATGCAAGGTGACGTGAAAGATTGGAAAGAAAATTTAGAACCTCACGAAAAAAACTTGGTCGGAAACATTTTATTGGGTTTCGCTCAAACAGAATGCGCGGTTTCAGACTATTGGACGGGAATGGTAACAAAATGGTTCCCAAAACATGAAATACGTCAAATGGCGATGATGTTTGGGTCACAAGAGACCATTCACGCGGTAGCGTACTCTTATCTAAATGAAACACTTGGTTTGGAAAATTTTGAAGCGTTCTTACATGAACCTGCGGTTTCATCCAAATTCGAAATGTTGATGTCAGTTAATGGTGATTATACACATGACGATTTGTCAACCAATGAAAACGCTAGACGTGAAGTCGCTAAATCATTAGCTATATTTTCAGCTTTCGCTGAGGGCGTCTCATTATATTCATCATTCGCGGTACTTTATTCGTTTCAACTAAGGAATCTTTTAAAAGGTATTGGCCAACAAATGAAATGGAGTGTTCGTGACGAGTCTTTACACTCTAGAATGGGTTGTAGATTGTTTAATCACATGTGTTCAGAATATCCAGAACTCAGAGAGTCAACCAAAGATAGTGTTTATGAAGCAGCTAAAGTGATAGTGGAATTGGAAACTAAATTTATTGATAAAATGTTTGAACAAGGTGATTTGGAAAATTTATCATCTTCAGACCTTAAAGAGTTTATTAAACAAAGAACGAATGATAAATTAAGAGAGTTAGGTTATGACAGTCTATTCACCGTTAACCAAGAAAAAGCTAGTAATTTAGACTGGTTTTACCATTTAACTGGTGGTATAACACATACAGACTTCTTCGCTTTGAGACCTACAGATTATTCTAAAGCGGGAGAGGATGATGATTGGGATAACGTATTTTAAAAATATATAATTATGAAAAATTACGCAGAACATTTAGGGTGGGAAGTCGATGTGGACTTCCCAAGTTGGGCTAATACCCCAGTTTATGTACAAACAATATCTAAGGGATATCTTTATGGTGATGAAAAACCTAAAGACGCTTATTGGAGAGTTTGTACCGCTGTAGCTAAAAGATTGAATAAACCTGAGTTAGCTACTAAATTTTTTGATTACATATGGAGGGGTTGGTTGTGTTTAGCGACACCAGTCCTATCAAACACCGGAACTGAAAGGGGTTTACCGATATCGTGTTTTGGTATCGATGTTGGTGATTCCATCTATGAAATTGGTATGAAGAATTTGGAGATGATGTTATTAGCTAAGAATGGTGGTGGTGTTGGTGTTTGTGTTAATCAAATCAGACCCGCTGGTTCACCAATTAAAGATAACGGAACTTCTGATGGTGTTGTACCTTTTTGTAAAATATATGATTCTACAATTTTAGCTACAAATCAAGGTGCTGTTAGACGAGGTGCCGCGTCAGTAAATTTGAACATAGAACACGAAGATTTTATTGATTGGTTGGAAATTAGGGAACCTAAAGGTGACGTAAATAGACAATCACTTAACCTACACCAGTGTGCGGTTGTTGGTGATAAATTCATGAGAAAACTTGAAGCTGGTGATCCTGAAGCTAGAGAAAAATGGGTAGCGTTGATAAAGAAAAGACGACAAACGGGTGAACCATATATTATGTATCGTGGAAACGTTAATAAACAAAACCCTGAAGCTTATAAAAAGAATGGGTTGAAAGTCTATATGACTAATATTTGTTCTGAAATCGTGTTGAACACTGATGAAAGTCACTCTTTTGTTTGTTGTTTATCGTCACTTAATCTCGCTAAATATGATGAGTGGAAGGACACTGATTTAGTGTATACCGCTACTTGGTTTTTAGATGGTGTTTTGGAAGAATTCATTCAAAAAGCTAAATACCGACAAGGGTTTGAAAATTCAGTACGTTCAGCTGAAAAAGGTAGAGCGTTAGGTTTGGGTGTTTTAGGTTGGCATACATATTTACAACAAAAAGGTGTACCTTTTGAGGGGTTACAAGCTCAGTTTGAGACTAGAAGAATTTTCGGTCAAATTAAAAATGAAACAGAACAAGCGTCAAAAGATTTAGCTTCTGTTTATGGTGAACCTCTTTGGTGTGTGGGTACTGGTTACAGAAATACCCATTTAAGAGCTATCGCACCAACAGTATCGAATTCTAAATTAGCTGGTGGTGTTTCAAGTGGTGTTGAACCTGTCCCCGCTAATGTGTGGACAGAACAAAGTCTGAAAGGTACTTTTATACGTAAAAATTCAGTATTGGAAAAAATATTGAAAAAGGTTGGTATAAACACAAAAGAAGTTTGGGATCAAATCTTAGAAGATGGTGGTTCAGTCCAAAACATTAATCAATTGGATGATTGGTTTTATGTTAAAGGTAAATTAACACACAGGTCAGAACTCCGTGATTTAGATGAACCAACACCAGTTAAAGATGTTTTTAAAACTTTCAGGGAAATAAATCAATTAGAGTTAGTTAGACAAGCTGGTGTTAGACAACAATACATCGACCAATCTGTGTCGTTGAATTTAGCTTTCCCAAAAGAAGCGACACCTAAATGGATTAATCAAGTACATATGGAAGCTTGGAAACAGGGTGTTAAAACACTGTATTACATGAGAACCGAAAGTGTACTTAGGGGGGATATAGCTGCTAAAGCTATGGATCCAGAATGTTTAAGTTGTGACGGATAAAAAAAATAAAGTGTTTAAACCCATCGAATTCGATGGGTTTAATATTTATATTAAACAACTATCATTTAAACTAGTATGGAAAAATACATAAAAAAAATTCTAAGGGAATATGGTGAAGATGAACTATATAATTATAAACCTAATTTTACATCTTCAGATTTTTTAAAATGGGTCGATTCAGAATTCGATAAAGAAGTTTTAGAATTAGTTTTAACTAAAGTACAAGACAGATTAAATTTCTTGGACACTATGGAATACATGTCAACAAGAAAAGAAGTTAAAGGGTTTAGAAGGTAATATTATGCAAATAGCTAAATTCAGGTATGGGATAAGTTTCCCGTTTCAAGACACGACAGACGGTTATTTTCTCAAAACTACTACAACACCACAAGAAGAAACAAAAGCTAATTTAATACATCTGTTATTAACCAGAAAAGGAAGTCGTTACTTTCTTCCAGACTTTGGTACAAAATTGTACGATTATTTGTTCGAACCATTAGATTCTGCGACGTTTAAATCCATGGATTCTGAAATTAGAACCGCTATATCCGAATATTTACCTAATATCAATGTTAATGAAATTAGAATCGAAAGACTAGAAGACGTGACTGACACGACAGAGGGTACAGTTGTGGATTCGGATTTGGATGATAGAATATATAGGGTCGCTGGTGATGGTACTGAAGATTATACTGTGAAAATATTTATAGATTATAGTTTAAAAGATGATGTATTTGGTAGCCGTGAATTTATAGTAATCAATTTATAATATGGAAAACGAATCAGGTAAAAAAATATCATACACTGAAAGGGATTATTTAGGTGTTAGAAATGAATTATTAAGGTTAACACAAATCTACTATCCAGATTTAATTAGAAACTCAAACGATGGGTCTATTTATTCTGTATTTTTGGATTTAAATGCGGCGATAACCGATAACTTAAATTACCAAATAGACAGGTCTTTACAGGAAACGGTGTTATTATTCGCTAAAGAAAGGTCTTCACTTTATAATATCGCTAGAACTTATGGGTTAAAGATACCTGGTAATAGACCATCAATAACACTTTGTGATTTTTCAATCACTGTTCCAGCGTTCGGTGATAAAGAAGATGATCGTTATTTAGGTTTTTTACGTAGAGGATCTCAAGTCAGAGGTAATGGTCAAGTATTTGAGTTAGCTAACGACTGTGATTTTTCTTCACCATACTCTGTTGATGGTGTTCAAAATCGAACTAAGATACCTAATTTTGATTCTAACGGTATTTTGGTTAATTATACCATAACTAAACGTGAAGTTGTAATTAATGGTGTTACAAAGGTTTTTAAAAAAGAAATTACGGATGTTGATAGTCGACCGTTCTTTAAATTATTCTTACCAGATAGAAATGTTTTAGGTGTAACATCTGTAATTGAAAAATCTGGTTTGGGTTATAATACTTTACCATCCAGTTTAGAGTTTTTATCGACATCATCTAATAGGTATTTTGAAGTGGACGCGTTAGCACAACAAGAGGTATTCACAATAGACCCCGCGGCACCCACCGACCAACCAGGTGTTAAACCAGGTAAATATGTTTTAGCTAATAAGAGATTTATTAGTGAGTTTACACCCGAAGGTTTTTTCTTCTTAACTTTTGGTGGTGGGAATAATACGTCACAAAATTTATTAGAAACATTCAGTAAATTCGGAACCCAGATTAATCCGTCTAAATATTTAAATAATGTTTCTTTAGGTAACGCTGTTAGACCAAATACTACGTTGTTCATCCAATATCGTGTAGGTGGAGGTAAATCATCTAACGTTGGTGCTGGAGCTATAAAATCGATAGGTCTAGTAGATTTTGTTGTGTCAGGTCCAGTGTCTAATGTTAATACACAGGTTAGAAATAGTTTAAGGGTTAACAATGTTACAGCAGCTATTGGTGGTGATGACTTAATGTCGGTGGAGGAAATTAGAAACTACATATCGTTTAACTTTTCATCACAAAATAGATCTGTAACCATAAATGATTACGTTAACAAGGTTAGGTTGATGCCGTCCCAATTCGGTGCTGCCGCTAAAGTAGGTGTGATAGAAGTTGAAAACAAAGTCAAAATCAATGTATTGTCGTATACACCTACTGGTGAATTAACATCTAATGTGTCTTCTACATTGAAGAATAACATCGCGGAATATCTATCGAATTATAGAATGATTAACGACTATATTGAAGTGGGTAACGGTAAAGTTATTGATTTAGCTGTAGACTGTGACGTGATAATACAACAATCGTCAAACCAAGGTCAAGTTGTTACTAATGTAATTGAAACTATAAAGAATTTTTTTAATTCAGACGGGGTTGAAATGGGCCAAACAGTTAATGTTAGTGAATTGGTTTCTATGATTATTTCATTACCCGGTGTGACAAACGTAGTTGATATCAGGATTTTTAATAAAGTCGGTGGTCAATATTCTAATTCACCAACACAACAACCTTATGTTGTGAATTCAGATGACAATCAAATTCAATTAATTGACGGTTGTTTAATATTCCAACCAGACGAAATACCACAAGTTAGATTCCCATCTAAAGATATTAGGGTTAGGGTCAAACAAATTAACAAAGCTGTTTATTCTTAATAAGGTTTACATAAAACCTTAAAAAACTATTTTTAGTTTTGTTAGAATAAATATTTATTTGTTAAAGTAAAGAATGCCTAAAAATATAAGGGTAAGAACCAAAATAGGTCAAGACCAAGTAGTTACAATTAATCTCGAACAAGATTTTGACATGTTGGAGATATTAAGTTTGAATATGCATCAAACTGATGTGTATCGAAGAGATTGTGCTGATTTTGGTGTTTTAGTTGGTAGGGTGGTAGCTAATTCAGGTTTTGGTTTACCAAACGCTAAAGTATCAATTTTTATTCCGTTAGACGAGAATGACTCACAAAATGAAATAATTAGGACACTATACCCATTTACTTCACCATCGGTGGTGAGCGAAGATGGTTTTAGATATAATTTATTACCCCAAGACCCTAGTTATACTGGACACGTACCAACTGGAAGTTTTCCCAAACTAAGTGATGTATTATTAAATCAGGAAGTTAGTTATGTTTATCAAAAATATTATAAACTAACAGTTAAGACTAATGATAGTGGTGACTTCATGATTTACGGTGTACCTTTGGGTTCACAAAGGGTAGTCATGAACATAGACCTTTCCGATATGGGTTGTTTTTCTATGGTACCCGAAGATTTCAAAATTCAAGGATTTCCCGATTCTAAATTTGATGGAGCTAAGTTCAAATCAAGTAGTGAGTTACAGTCATTACCACAAATAATACAAATTCAAAAACAAATTGAAATTTATCCATTTTGGGGTGACGAAAACGCTGGTTGTGGAGCTTCAATCACTAGAGTCGATTTTGACCTTAGAGAGGTTGGTGTTGAAATAAGACCTACGTCTGTTTTCATGGGATCTATAGGTACTGACATTGAAAAAGAATCTGTCAATAAAAATTGTAGACCACGTAAAAGACAAGGTAACTTATGTAATGTTATACCTACACAAGGAACCATTGAATCAATTAGATTCACACCATTTTTTAAAGAGGAAAATGGTCAAACCGTACCAGTACTTGAAAGATTTGACGTTGATGGTGGTTTCACAATAGATGAAAATGGTGCGTTCCTTATTAATGTTCCGATGAATATCGATTTTTTGGTTACAAATGAATTTGGTGAACAAGAAATCTCCCAAGATCCAACGATTGGTGTACCAACCAAAGGTAAATATAGATTTAGATTTTCACCTTTGGAAAGTCAAGGACAGTCCAGATTGAGGTATAGAGCGTCATATTTAGTACCAAACATCCGTGAATATAATAATAATGGTGGCAGAGGACAAAGTTCACCAAATGACCCACCAGGTTTCCAATACAATGGAATTGAAAAGACATCATCTTACGCGTTTTCTGTGGATTATTTTGATTATCCACAACAAGCGAGAGATACTGGGTTAATTTTAACTACCCAAGATTATTTTTATGAGTTCCAATTTGGTAAAGTTTATACTGTATCACAATTTATAGATTTTTGGAAAAACAGAAATAGGGATTCATTTATAGGTATAAAAGAAATATTCCCACCAGATGAAGAAAGTTGTGACAGAACACCATTCCCTATTAATGACGGTGTTCGGAATACTTCTTTCAGAGTTATTTTAACACAAACTGTTGTTAGATTAGAACAAATATTGTACACGACTTTCGCGATTTTTATAGGTACAATATGTCCCATACTTCAATTTTTGTTAGCTATAGTAAATTTGTTATTAATAATCGCGTGTATACCGTCAATACCATTTAACGCGTTAACCGAACTACCTTTAGGTCTCGGTACGATTTTTGAAAATTTATTCGATTCAATACCCATATTTGGTGATTATTTAGATTTTTGTGATTTTGATGATGGTTTATTTGGTACAATATTAGATCAAGGACTTGATGCGATTTTCCCATCATGTTGTCAAATATTTGGGTGTTTAAAATTACGAGTAACCAAATATCCAGATTGTCAAAAATGTAGATGTCAACATAACTTAGATGTTGAACCGGCATCATTAGTTTTTGGTTCTGGGTCAGATTCTCAACCGTTAATTGGTAACTGTGATGAGGATGAGGATGACGGTAATGATGATTTGTTGGAGTGTTCCACACCCAATAGTGGTCCACAGATAAATGGTACTTGTGGTGAGGATGAGGATGTTTTACAAAATGGTTGTTATATATTACCATACACTGGGTTAGTAAGTGGTATCATACAAACTATCATTAATTTAGTTATAGGGTTTTTAAATTTAATAATTGGTGTTTTTGGTGCTGATGAAATATCTACGATAGACACTTTTGGTTTTTCTGACTTAATAACACAAATTGGTCAATGGAGAAGACGTGAGGTTATCGCAAGATCTTTATGTGATGGTGTTGTAAATTATTCATATTCTAATAATTGGGTAAATGGGTTCTTGTACCACTTCCAATTTAAAGGTAAAGTAAAACCAGATGAAGATTCAGAAACTGGATTTAGAGCTAAATTTTGTGCTAAAATATTACATTTTGATAGGGGCAGTAATAGATTTTACTATAGGTCTTGCCCCACAAATTTAAATGGTGATTTTATTGGTGATCCTGATGGGTCAGTCACGAATGAAAATATTGTTAATGGTGCTAATATTGATGATATACTATTCCCAACAACAATCATAGAATTAGGATCTAGAAGTAGGTATATTAATGAAATATGTTCGTTAACGTCATACCGAGAAGGTTGTTCAATAAGTTCCCAACTTTCACCAACAACATTTAACCCACCGGGTGAATTTATGTTCGATTCAGTTAATGAATTACTTACCTCACAATCATCCAGTCTATTTTTCAATATCGGTTCCATTTTCCCTAGAGATGAAAAAAGAATAAACGGTACAATCGCGGGATTACTGTCCCAGTTTAGTGAATTGGGTGTCATTGAATATAATTCTTTGAGTTCTGATGACTTGGAGTCTTTAGAAAATAACACATTTAATTTGGATGAGTTGGGTGTGGATTACGCTCCTACTGGTTGGTTCACTTTTCCATCTGGCCAGTATTCAGTGGGTGACATACCTTCCAGTGTTAACCAACCCCCACCTAATGACGCGTATACTTGGCCTGAATTATCGGTATCTGTCATTGGTGGTGAACAAAGTGAGTTTGTGTTTGTTAAACCTAGAATATTACAAAATGATGAAGTAATTGATGATACTTTATCTGGTCAAAGACTAAGATTTTGTTTCACACAATCTTTTACCGATTCTTCACAAACTGTACCCACATATTTATGGAGAGCGTTATCACCAAACGAACAAGATTCAGACTGGGTGGATCAAACTAATGGTATTGCTAGTATAAAATTACAAGATTCGTCAACGTGGTCACAATATGGTGGTAGTACACCTTTAAACTCTAATGATTTTAATGGTGCAGCGAAATTGTTGGGTAGTGGTTATCATTTCTATTTTGGGTTAATACCAGGTGCTACAGCTTATGATATATTTGTTAACAAATACGTACCAATAGAGGACTAATATGGGATATCAAGAAAACATAAAAATATTACGTGGTTCACAAAAATACAAAGGTTCTTTAGACAAGGATTATGTGTTACCAACCTTATTGGAAAAAACATCACGTGAGTTAATTCAAGGGGATAGAAATTCAGTTGTTAATTTATTGGGACAATATTTTTTTGAAAAAAATGAAAGTTCACTTTATAGGTTTTATGGTAAAATCACACCTATAGTTTATAATTCAATATCTGGAAATGTGGTAGACCAAATTATGTTGGGTAAAAATACATTCTATAGTCAGGAAACTCCGTTTTCTGAGACACAAGCTTTTGGTTTCCCTTCTATTAATTTTTTTGATTTTTTTAGTGTTGAACAACTAACATCACCACACGGTTTTAATGAACCGAATAGTCTTAAAGATAATTGGTTAATTTATATTTCTTACGTTAGACGTAGTGTAAATTTAAATTTAACTTATTACACTGACAAGATAAACAATGTGGGTATCACGTTTAATTCTAGATCTGGGATACCTTTTTATGTGACACCCGTCACTATTAATGGTGCTTATGGTTTAAAATTTACATGCCCAGTTAATCATGGTTTAAGTGTCGGTGATACCGTTGTTTTACAGAATGATGTTATACCATTTGGTGGTGTGGGTTTAATATCTGAAGTTAACGGTTCTAATAGTCCTACAGTTTATTCTTTGGGTGACGAGTTTTTAGGTACGGAAAAAAATGTATTTACTGTCTTATTACGTGGTGATTTAACTTACAATGGTGGTGATGTCGGTGTTTTCAGGAGACAAATTGACCCACAAAACATTGAGTCATTGTCTAATTATTACATTCACGAACATGAGTTAATAACTAACTCTTCAGATTATACATTAGATAGGTGTGGATTTGAATTTGGTGTGTACTCAAAAAGGGAAAGGTTTTTCCCTAACGAATTTTCACCACCTTTAGGTCAGGGTCATTCCGTTGTTAAAGAACAAATAAAATCTTACCTATGGAATTTTAACAGGGATATTGATGTACTTAATTATTTTGACAATCTAGGTAGGGAATTGACCGATGTCTATTTAACTGTCTTATCTTCCAACCAACCAAGATTGTGGAAAAGAAAAGGTGAAAATGATAACTTGACTGTGGGTATTGGATATTCTTGGAACTTTGTTTCTGATGGTTTAGGTAATGATCCTTACCATGAACAAAATTTTGAACCAAACTTACAAACACCTTTTGTATTACCACAAAGTGGTGACACATTTTTGGGAGCTTTCGTAGAGTATAACCCATACGATTTAAAAGAAAGGGTAGTGTCGGAAATTTACCACAAATTATCTTTCAGTGAAAACATAATGAATGATGGTAGTGGTCAAGAAATAAACGGGGGTTATTATTATCAACCACACCACAGATACCCAATTAAAAAAGTTTCTGAAACAATTACAGAATATAACAACTACACTTTAGTACCTAACTACGCTACATATTCTGAATTCACGAATACGTGGAGATGGAGAAATATTTTGGATATTGGTGTTTTTGAATCCGATAACAGTGGTATTGATTACCCATTCGTTAATGGTCACCATTACCCGTATTTGAATATTTCACTTTTAATAAGTCCAATATTGTCTGACGGATTAAATAGACAATCTGGTTCGATAATTCCACAACCTAACGTAGATGTCTGTGAATAAATTTAGAATACGTGTTAGTGGTGAAGACAAACAAATTGTTTTACCAATATCTACTGATTTTGATGAGTCTTTGGGTCGTGAACAGGGTATCAAAATGTATGAAAGGACTGAAATACAAGACAATATTAACCCAATTCAGGACTTCGAAACTACTAGATATTCACCCAACACTCAAAACCCAAACAAACGAATATATTATGATATGTTTTTCACCAATTTAACAATACCTAATGGTAGTGAGAATGGGTATTCTAATGATTATAGTGTTGTTGGTATAACTTATCCAGATGTAAAAACTAGAAAACAATCATTCACTAAAAGTTTTTTTAAGTTTGATTTTTACGATCAACCATCAGTTTCGGGTCAGAGATTATATTTTTCAATTATATTACCAACTAATAATGGTTCTAAGGTGGATAGGGTGATAAGTAACGATGAGAATGATATTAATTATGACCCCATAAATTATTTAATTTCTTTCGTTAATTCGGAACCAGAACCTTTCACTTATCAGATTGAGTCTTCATCTTTTGAGTTTGCTAGTGTAGGTAACAAAAAAGAAAATTATTACATACAATGGTTAAAAGATGACTTTTTAGTCCCAAACACTACATTTTACATGAGTTGTAAATTTTTTAACGCGTTAAATGGTGAGATAATCAAAATGATAAATAAACCACAACCCGAAAATTCATACAAATTAAAACCAGAAGATTTTTATTACTATAGATTAATCTTTAATCGTAATAATTATACATATACTGTTTCAGAATATAATACAATAAATCAAAACTTATCTGAAGTTGGTGAATCACAAAACAACTCAATAAAATTTTATCAATACATTAACCCATAATGGACATATACAAATATCAATTATGGACTGGTAGAGTTCCTAGTTCACCTTATAATGATAGGTGTGAACCACAAGTTTACGGTTGTTTAGATTCTTTCGCGGAAAATTTCAACCCAAACGCGACCATAAATCAAATATCTTTCGATGATACTTCCAACCCTTGTGTTTATTCACAACCAATTGACTGTCCTTGTGCTAGAGATGACAATAATCAACTTATTTCACCATTAAGGTGTTATGATTTGAA